TCTTCTATCGGATTGCGAAAAAATAGGTCTCTCGGGCCCTTTCATTTCTGCTTCCTTCCTATCGGAATCAATAGCAACAATGAGATAGTCTCCAAAAGACCTAGCGTACTTTAGAAGTTCGATGTGCCCAGGATGGAGCACATCAAAACATCCATTTACAAAAGAGATTTTCATTCGTTAGGAACATGAACAAGTTTCTGAATCTCTGGCAGATACATCCATTCGATGTCACTCTTGCTCAAGGTGTTGACTGCATCTTCGATTGTCTCGACCAGCGGGTCTCCACCAAGATTAAAAGAAGTGTTAAACAGAATAGGGACATCCGCAATCTTATCGAATGCGTCAATGAGATTGTAGTAGTGTTCATTCTGCTCTGGGGTGACGGTCTGGATTCTGCAAGTGTTATCAACGTGAATAACAGAAGGAATCTTTTCCTCTACCCCATCGTGACATTTGACTGCATACATCATGTGAGGTGTCTCATCACGACCTGCTAGATCAAACCAGTCATGCACTTTCTCTTTCTTAATAGAGCAAGCAAATGGTCGGAACCATTCACGGTGCTTGACTGCATTGACATGATCTTTACCATCTTTGATAGTAGGATCAAACAGGATAGATCTATTGCCCAATGCACGAGGACCACCTTCGGAACGACCCTGATAGATGGTTACGATGTTGCCTTCACGAATTAGTTTAGCCACATCATCATAAGAAGTGTCGGTGACTTCTAGACCCTCTAGATCTGCTTCATAAGTAGCAGGATCATATTGAGGACCATAGTAAACAGACTCTTGCTTACTGGGTTTCTCGGTTTCCTTCAATTTGTTGTAGACATATTTAGCTCCACCAATAGAAGTACCGCCGTCATGCGAGATAGGTTCGCAGTAGATATTCAGATCAGGGAACTCCTTCCAATACTTGTAGTTTGCAACGCAGTTGAGACCATAACCACCACAAATTACAATGTTCTTTTCACCAGTCAACTCGTGTGCTTTGCGAATCAACTGAACCATACGGTCGGAAGTCTGTTCCTGAATCTTGTAAGCGAGATCCTTTTGAACATCCGTGTACTCACCGTCAACGTGATTCTTAACGTCCTCTTTGAGGACATCATAACGAGCAACATTCAATAATGCTGCGTTGGGGTAAGTAGGAATAATCAGATCTCGATTACCCCACTCGCCATTGAAGAATGATGGTAAGTCTTCATTAGGTTTGCCGTATGGAGCAAGACCCATGAGCTTACCTGCCTCAATGGCAGGGAATCCACAGTATTGAGTTACCGCTTCATACATTTTGGTGTGACCAGGATACTCGGTAACGAAGATATTCTCTTCTGGTTCCTGCATACCAATCGCTTGCTTGGTTCCGACATGCTTGAATACAGTGTCGAAGTCACCAGGATATCCTGCTTTGAAGATGGTTTCAAACTCATAGCAAGTGTCTTGGATCTCTCCAATCTGGAGGAAACTACCAGCACCATCAGCAATGACGCACGCAGCAGATTCAAAACCAGAGTTATAGAATCCACATGCAGCGTGCATTTCGTGGTGGACGGTATCGATTTCGTGAGTTTGAAACTCGAATCGTTTCCTAGCAAGCTTCCTGACCCATCCTTCATATGCATCTTCACCAGACCAGTCTAGAACTGGACCATGACGGTGAGTGTGACAGATGACCAGGTGGTCGATGTGATCTACATAATCGAATACTTTCTGTAGACCGAGAAGAGGAGATCCATCGTACTTAAAGCGAGACAGTCGCTCCTCCTCCAGATAAAATACTACTTCACCATCGACGAGCAAAGTCGTACTCCCGTTGTGTCCACGGGCGACCGATACAATAACAGACATGATAACCTCAAATTATACTTTTACTTTTGTCGAAAAACCTTTCTTGCTTGGTTCTAGTGCAGGAATCTTTACTCCATTGTTTGCCGCTTCCATTTCATTAGACCCTAGACCAGGTGTCTTTGTAGCAGGTTGTGCTCCTTCTGGTGGGCAGGTGGGACATCCCTCTTGGGGACCACCGAAAGATTCAGGAAGAACAACTTCTGTTTCTGGCTTGCGATAGTATTTGTTCATCA